CTAAAAATGCGGTATCTAATGAAGGATATCTAAATTTTTTGTGTGATTTTACGCCAGTGTTGTTCTCATCCTTCTTTGAGAAACTTAAACTGTCGATTAGAGAAAACATATGATCAAAAACCATTACGCGTATAGTGATGTGGCCACATTTAATGTGTACTGAGGTAATGAAGTCAAAAATCCAAAGGTAAAATCTTTTGCAACTGAACGGAAAAAGCGAATGTTTTGAGCTCCATATGGTCTAAGCATCAAATGTTTGCTGTTCGAACCGTTGTTGAAACCATCTATGCTAGATGTTCGGTTGATATTAAAAGGCTGAATGTATGGTACACAAATTTGTGCTAAACATTCTTCTGTGAAAATCGGCACGACACGAGACCCTGAACTAGCTGAATTAGCGGCAGCGAATGTTTGGATCCCATTTGGATTGCCTAAAGAAACTCCTGAATAATTGTTTCGTGAGTTCAGCAAAGTCGCTTCACCAAATGGTGCATTGTCGAGTGACCCTCTTTTCGAAAAAGAAATAATCATTCCTCCTTTGAAAAAGCCATATGCTGAAGATAAATAATCAATATGATCATTATATTGCCCGCGATCAGCAACAAGTTGTGCTGAAGTTGTGCGAAATATAAAAGGATCAATCAAAAATGCTTGTGCTGTTGCTGATGTGAAAGAATTTGAAAAGACCGTTGCTGCTGTTGCTAGCTGGCGTAAATTTGTAATTCTTTCTCCCAAAGATTGTGCAATAGTGGAAATCTGATGTGGACAACGCTCTATTGTTGTCGCCATTTCTCCACTCTCAATAATTTGTGATTTCGTTTTGTCTCTATTCTGTGCCAAACTCTCACCCTCAATACCTTTCATTTGAGTTTGTGGAAGTAAGTAAAGCCAAGTTTCTGCTTCTGAAAGAATGACATCTGAAGCATGGAAATCTATGTAAAGAAATACAGTTGGTGCAACTTGTGCTGACGCAATTAAAGGCACTTCAACTATCACATAAAACATCCCATAGGAACATTCATGTGTGAATTGATTCGCCGTCAAATTCGCCAAACTAGCAACACCCGCT